ACCTGTTGTACAGCTCAAGCTGCAACTCGCTGGGCAGGCCGCCCATGGACCACTGATTGTCACAGGCCAAGATGAGTTCGCGGTTGCTCAGGGTTCGAGGTTCAATTCCGTGCATATCTTGCTCCATGCGGCGTCCGCGTTTGGTGATGATTTCAAAATCTCCAGCATCCATTCAGCCCGGTCACGATAGGCCGGGAAGATTTCTTTGCCGAAAAACCAGTTGTAAACGGTCTGGCGCGTAACGCCCAGAGCACGCGAGATTCGCACGACCGAGAAGTCGTGGTGTATAGCCCACCGCCCAAGCTGGGTGCCCAGCGATTTGGGGGTAGCGGCTACCTTGTTGATGATGTCTTGTGAGTAGGGCATTGTGTTAGATGGGTACTAACGGATCAAGAGATAACGTCCATCACCCTGTTCCCCCGATTTTTATTTAATGTGCACGAACGGCGTCACCTGACCGGGCATTGTGGTCGGCAGTTTACCGTCCCACTTCTCGATCGCCTTCAGCTCCACGTACTCCTTGCCGCCCTGAGATGTAATGGCGGCGGCTCGCATACGAATAGCGTCCGCATCACCTTGGGCTTCAACGCGCTTGCGGTCTGCTTCAGCCTTGGCCAGCTCAACTTCTTTTTGCTTGGCTGCGATCTGGAAGTTGCGGTTTGCAGACTCCTTGATTGCTTGTTCGAGGGCGGGGTCGGTAACCAGATTTCGCACATTGGCTGAACGTACAAAAAACCAACCCTTGCCAGCGCTCTCGTCCAAGTCTTTCTGCAACGCCTCGACCACCTTGGCGGCGATGGCAACACGCTCAGTGTGCACCGTCTCCGAGCTGTAGCCTGACACGGCGTTGTAGATAGCTTCACGGGCTTGGCGGCTGACGTAGCTGTTACCAACACGCACGCCTTCTTCGCCCTTAAGTTCAACCATGTCACCGGGCCAGCGCGTCATGATGTCCGCAGCCTTGCTGGGGTCGATCTGGTAGTAGATGTCCACGTCAAGGTCAGTCAGCGTGATCTTGTCCTTGGTCTGCGGCTTCATGTCGTTCATCTGGAGCAGCAGCTCTTTGGCGGACACCTCAGTGACGCGTTTGAACAGCGTGAAGAAAACGCCCGGTGGCATGGTCTCTTTCTTGACCTGCCCCATGGTGGACTCAACACCGATGTTGCCTGTGTCGATTTGTGTGCAGGCTGACAGAGCAGCTGCGGCGATGATTGCCATAAGTTTTTTCATTTGCTTTCTCACAATATTTTTGTTGAATGTACGTTGGTCTGGAAGACCACAGCCAGTAGAATAATACCGACCAAGGCCAGCACCGCAAGCACATGCCGCTTGAGCAGGATGAGCGCCCAAACTTTCTCGCGGTTGTTCAGGTAGTACCAGAGGAAATACCCTCCGACTGCCAGCAGTAAAAGAAGAACAAGGTGTTTCACTTTTCTACCTTTGCAGGGAACAGCTCGCCCAGCACACGCTCGTACTGCTGCTTGCGGCGCTCCAGCAAAGCTACCTTGTCCAGCTTGTCCAGCAGGTTGGGAAAGTTGATCTCTTCCTTGGCGCACTGCTCTTGGATGTCGGCCTCAAGGCGAATCAGCTCGTCGTCCAGCTTGGCCATCTCCAGCTCGGCCTGCGACTTTACCTTGCGTGCACGGATGGGCGCAAGGGACTCTGCCAATTTTTCTTTGGACAGGGCGATAATTTCTGCGAAGGGTTTGAGTTTCATTGCGTTTCTCCAGTTAATAAAAGTTTGTTGTCAGTTTTTTGTAAGAAGGCCAGTGGGTCTTTTGTGTCAGGCATTGGTGTTGGGTTTACCAGCTTTCCTTGCTGTTGGGCGGGGTTGTAGTACGCGGCATTCTGCATGCGGCGGTACTCCTCCTCCTCCTCTTGTCGGCGGTACTGCATCGCCCTTTCGTACTCGCAGCGACGTGCATCGTCGTAGTACATATCACGGTTGATGTCGTAGTTCATGCCTGCTGCGCCCTGCATAATTCCAATTGCCATGTGTTTCTCCTTGTAAGGTGGGGCCTACTCGCTGCACTGCGTCCATGGATACCCGGATGGGTGGGTTACTTTGCGCAGCATCCGCTTTCGGCCCCGGTTTACTTACTCGTCGTCCCAGTCAGACACGATGTCCGCCAGCTTGGACTTCTTGGCAGGGACTGCCGAAGCCTTGGCTGTTTCTTTGCGCACTTCTGGCTCGTCGTCAACGTCTGCTGCTGGCTTGGTCTTGGGAGCCTTGGCTTTGGGAGCGGGTGCTTCCTCGGCTTCGTCTTCCTCAACTGCGGGGGCAGGTGCGGGCTTGGCTGCTGCTTTGGGGGCAGCGCCGGGGATGGCCATCGGCGCAGCTTTCACGCCGTCAGCTTGCGCCACGGTCAGTGTCACGGCACGTTTGGCATCATCGGACTCACTCTGCGCGATCACTGCCGGGTACTCTTCGTCAGTCAACCAACGCACAGGTTGGAAGAACAGCTTTGGAGACTCAGCCTTGGTGTCGAACTTCATGCGCGTGACGATCTGCTCTGGGTTAACAGGCGGTGTCTGCGCAGCAAGGAACCGTGCGAAGGCTTGCAGGGGGCGCTTGTCGCCGTCCTCTTTGCCGAAGATGCTCGTAGCGGGCAGAGTCAACTGCAACACATCACCCTCAAGGTTGTCGGCCAGCACAACAGCAAGGCGCTGTTGGAAACGGCAAGCACGGCTATTGCCCATGCCTGACCCAGCTTCGTTCTGCGGGCAACCCATGCAGGTCTTGTTCTGTGGTGACTCAATACTGGCGTCTGGTTTCTCACCGTCGTTGCTCCAGCACTCAGGGCGCACAATCTTGTCAGCGTCGTATGCGCCAGCGTAGAAAATGCGGCTGACCTTGGGGGCAGCACGGACGATCACCACATCCAGATGGCGGTCTTCGATCGAGGTGATCTCCTTGCCACCGGCCACCAGACGGAACACGCCGCCTTTGATGGAGATGCGCTTGGTCGATGCACCTGTGCCGCCCGTCAGGGCTTTGGCGGTGTCAGACAGCTCGTTGTTACGGGCAAATGCGGGAACATTGGACGAATTGAAAAGCGTGATATTGCTCATGATTGCGTTACTTTCTTGCTTTGGTTACACGAATGTCGAACCCAGTGACTGAGTTCAGTCCCGGTGGAACAACACCGGGGTTCTCTTCCAAGAACTGCGCCATGTTGGTTTGGGCGATGCGCTTCTCCAACAGGTCAACGACTTGATGCTCAAGCACGAATGCTTTGAACGAGTCCCAGTCCTGTGTGTTGTAGCGCGTCGTCTTGGTCAACGACACGGTTCCGAAAGTTGTTTTGACCGACTCAAGCCCAAGGGCCTTCATCTGGTCTTTGATGGCGAGGCGCACTTCCGTGCGGGCCTCCTCAAGTTCGGCAAGCTCAGCGTCGAGCTTCTCTTGCTTGGCCTTGATCTTTGCGTGGATGGCGACCAGCTTGTCCAGCGGGATCGCTTCTTCGGCGGGCGCTACGCCCACCTCTTCGAGGTCTTCAGTCATTTGCTTTCTCCTAATGTTTTTGTCTAGCGTTGGACAGTTTACATGGTTTTTATCTTGGTGCAACCCCCTTTCAAGAATTTATTTCAAGGGTGAACATCTCGGTCAAAAGTGTGCTGTCACTAACTTTTGCTTCGAGCGCCTTGAACATCTTCTTCTCCACAGGCGAGCCTTGGATGTGGATAACTGTCACCTTGTCCGAGTCCTGCCCCTTGCGGTCAGCGCGGGCAATACACTGGATGTACTGCTCCACGCTCATGAGCGGCCCGTAGAACACCACGGTGTCGGCCGCAGTCAGGGTAATCCCGTGGGCGGTAGCCTGCGGTTGCATGACCAGAATCTTGGGGTCCGGGTTTGTTTGGAACCTGTGGATAATGTCGGCCCGCTTGGTGGCGGGCACGCCTCCGTGAATGCACTCGTTGGATATGCCCCGACTTGTCAGGTGCTTCTGGATGCTGTCGATGGACGCACGAAACAGCGCGAACACAATCACCTTGCGGCTCGTCTCCTCCAGCACTTCTTCCAGCACGCCAAGCCGTGGCGCAGCATCGAACTCCACCACCTCTTTGGTATCGGTCAGCGCCGCACCGCACGAGACCTGAAGCAGCTTGCTCAGCATAGCAGCGGCATTGACCGCTGTGATGACTTCCCCTGCGGCTTGCACCAGCATCTGGTCTTTGAGCAGGTTGTAGTACTTGGCTTGCTGCGGTGTCAGCGGAACCTCTCGCGTCATGGTGATGACTGGCGGCAAGTCGAGGCATTGGTCCTTGGAGAACCGGATGGCCGGTTGCAGTGCGTTGAACACACGGTCCTTGGCGTCGGCTCTTGGTGCCCACTTGTACATGGTGATCTTGTTCATCACCGTGTCGCGCCATCCCGTGAAGAACAGCGGCACATTGTCTGGGCAGACCAGCTTGGCCAAGCCGTACGCATCAGCAGGCGACTGTGATGCAGGCGTGCCCGTCATCATCCACAAGTGCGTCGTGGGCGTCAGGATGGACTTGAGCGTTTTCCAACGCTTGGTCGTCACTGTCTTGTAGGCGTTGCAGTTGTGGACTAGCCAGTGATCCCCAACAAAGTAGTTAGGTGTGCCTTCAACTTCGAGATTGAATACAGTTTCTCCGTCTGGGCATTCGATATGCGAAACACTGACCACCCAAGCTCCGCCAGCTTCGCTTCCTTCTTCCGGTCCTGCGCTTGTCGCGCTGTCGCTGTGTGACTGTTCCCATCCACTTCTAACCCCACCTTCAAGTGCGGCCATGCGAAGTCGAGCTTGTAGTTCGTAGGAAAGCCTTGCTGCCTCTTGCCCAACGCTACCGGGTAGTTCCATACCCATCCCGCAGGTAAGACCTCGGAAATCAACTTCTCCGTCGGCGTCAGTCCCGTTCCGTTGCCCCCGCGCACTCTCGGTTTGTGCCCATTGGCTTTCGCCGCTGCTGACAGCTTTGCCCGATGCTCCGTTGTTTTCGGCCCCGACGGCCTCCCCCGTTGCTCTGGCGGCAAGTTGCAAAAAACGCTCTTGTTGGGGTTCGCTAAGTGCCACCTCTTCCGTGCGCAAGATTTTGAGCAGGTCAGTCCAAGGGGTTGGTTGTTCGCCATACCCCTCAGCACCCGGGAACGCTCGCGGTGAAACTCCCGCCCGCAGGCAAGACATCTCAACACCAGAGATGAGCCTTCTTCCCGCAAGATTTTTGGCGCACACCCAACCTGCGTCGGTGAAGAAGGGGTGCTCGGGGGTGCATCGAATTGTTTTGCCGTTACCAAGTTTGACCTCGACAAGTTGTTTGGTTGTGTTACGTACAAGTTTGTTTATACGCATTACACCGTCAGATGTCAAGACCTTGTCTCCCGCCTCTAACTGTTCGATTGGGCGTCGTCCTTGCGGGGTGGACACCAACGTACCTGCAACAAAACATTCGTCCACCACGATCAGATCAAAGCGGCCATCGTTCTTGATCTCCTCAGCAATCAGGTTCAGTCCGTCGTAGTTGCAGATCACGAACTCATAGTCCTGCTGGATCATCTCGATACGGCGCGATGCCTTGGCATGGTGCGCCACGATGGCTGATCTGTGGATGATTGAGTTGTTCAGGTCGCTGAGCCACGCTGAGTGCATGATCGACAGTGGGCACAGAATCAATACACGCCGCACAAAGCCAAGCGTCATCAGGTAGTCAGCGGCCCACAGCGAGGCAAGCGTCTTGCCCGTGCCGGGATCGTTGAAACAGAACGCACGCTTGTGCATGGTGAGGAACGATGCAGTCTCCACTTGATGCTGCATCGGTTTGTATCGACCGGGCCACTTGTAGCGGCGCGTGATCGGTGACTGGATGTCTTTCACGCCGAGGTTCTTCAGAACGCGCATTTCTTCCAAGCCGAAATACACAGCAACATCGTAGCCGCCATCATCGCGCTCGATGACTTTGTGCTTGGGAATGATCTTGTACTTCTCGGGGTTGCGCGTTCTGAAGACGACGGCTTTGTCGTCGATGATTTCCACTGCTCTCTCCTAGTTTTATTTATCGCTCATGTTTGCTTTTGGGTTTCTGAGGCGCAGGTTTCCTTTCGTGGATTTGCCGCCTTTTCTGAGGGGTACAACATGGTCGATGTGCTTGCCTGCACGATCCACGCCCTCCTTGTCGTACTTACGACGCGCTCGCTGGCGCTCGACCTGATCGGCTGTCTCGCCGGATTCTTTTTGCAGCTTGTAGGCATGCTTGTAATTCCTCTTTCCGTTTACTTGTGTCATATCAATCTCGCTTCTTGTTGAACTCGCACGTCTTGACGACGCACCATCCGCACAACGGCGTGGGCTTTGGGTTCCACACACCACTGTCATGTGCCTGTTCGATGCGGGCGACACGTTCCCGATAATCCCACCAATACTCTTCGGCTTCGCCGCGCAGGTAACTGGCCTTGACCAAGTCGTTCTTGACCACGAACAGCAAACCGCCGAGCACCTTGCGAATGTGCGGGAAGTGCACAAACACCATCAGCGCCATGAGCTTGAGCTGCTCCCGATCCGGGTACTTGTTGTTGCCCGTTTTATAGTCGACAACGTACGCTGTCAAGTTGTCATCGTCGATGATGAGCAAGTCGGCAATGCCGCGCACCCATACATCTTTGTCCATGAATCCGCAAGGGCGCAGATCGGCTGTCACGCCCATCTCGTGCTCACATAGTTTGCGTCCGGGCTTGGCCTTGAGCACATCGAGCGTGTCCTTGATGAACTCAAACTGTGGGGGCAGCGGCTTGTCGTCCTTGATGTAGAACTCCGCTGCCTCGTGCAGCTCCTTGCCGTACAGCGTTGCTTGTGTGTCCGTGAACGGGTAGCTCTTGAGCACCTTCACTTCGTGGTAGCGGCGGGGGCAGCCTTCATAATCTTTGAGAGCGCTGTGGCTCCATTTGACTGTCATGAAAAGTCCTTTGTGTTTTGGGCGACCCACTTCAAATGTTCGCCCAGTTCGGTGTACTCTTCGGCGGGTATTACCCGCGTCGAGAGCTGCATCGTCTCATCCATCTGCATGACCAGAACTCCCGTTCCGTAGATCATGGCGTTCTGTACCAGTTTGTCGAAGTCGTCGTCCATATCAAAACCTCGCAGACTCGATGGCCTTGGCCAGACGGTTGCTGAACTCCTCGACAAAGGCCTCGTCGTTGTTCAGTGCGTCGCGGCCCATGCTCTCAAGGATGGCGTGAGTGAGCTCGTGCCAAAACGTCTCGTGCAAAGACGACAGCTTGAGCGGTACACCGTGGTATGACTTACGCGCCAGCGTGATGGTGCGCTTGGCATAGTGCACCTCACCCATGTACATGCGGCTGCGCATTGAGTCAGCGATGTCGACGCTGTACCAGTTGTCCCCCACTTTAACTTTCTTGGGTAGTGTCAGTTCTTTCATTTGCTTTCTCCTTTACGCCGAATTGGCGTTGTTAGTGCTTCTTCAATACCCCAACCGCGTTGTCTGCGTGAGTGGTACGTGCCTTTACTTATGCCTAGTTCACGGCACCAGTCTGCAAGATGCTTGGTTTTTTTACCCAAGGTTATGTGCAGCATGGTCGTTGAGTTGTACGTTTGTTGGCGGCGTGTGGCCCAGCGACAGTTGCGCGGTGAGTACCCTTTGTCGTTGTCGATCCGATCCAATGTGAGTCCGAGTGGCGGCTCCCCCATGTCGGCCAAAAAGTTTTCAAACTTTTCCCAACGCTTGCACACGGCGATGCCGCGTCCCCCGTAGCGGTGGTAGTCACTTCTGTTTGGGTTGCTACAGCGGTCTCGCATCGCCTGCCATACGCCATAAGCACGGCTACTGTACCCGGTAATGCGGGAGTTAGCTCGTCCATGCGTGCGTGTGTTTTGCCCAAGAACCTCGCGTTTCCAACACCCGCAGGATGTTTTTTCTCGGTTACGTAGCTGGTGCGGCTTTGCCAAGACGGGCTCCGGGCTACCACACGCGCACATACATAACAGGCGCAAAGCCTTGACTCCAACAGGTATGACATCAACCACGGTAAGCCGGGTGAACAGCCTACCGAGGAACTCATTTCGCATCTCCATAACGTCTGGCGTGGCCAACTTCACTCCCCAAAGGTATTCCCGGAAGCCATGGAGGAGGCGTTGTCATTTCCTTATGTACAAACGCTTGAGCCTCTTCTGCCTCCGCATCAGGCACAACTATACCAAACTCGTCATGGACTGTCAATACCACGGGGTACTTCTTCGCCACCCGTAGCATTCCGTCTGTCATCACTACTCGCGCAGTTCCCTGCACGATGTTGTTCGTTATCTTACCTGCATACAGCTTGACCGGCTTTGTGCCTTCCTCACCGTACACCCAATTACTTTGCTTCGTTTTCGTATCGACTTCCCGGCGCAGGTTCGGATACTTGAGCGTCATGCCCGAGGGCAGTACGATCTCCTCCTTGCGAAAGGTGACACATTTATACACCACCTCTTCGCCACCGTAAAGCGATTTCTCAAGCAGCCTGCCGCACATGTCCCAAAAGCTGACAACGGGGTGCGATGTCTCCCGGTAGATGTCGATGATCTTCTTGGACGCCACGCAGTGGATCAGTAGCTCGCGCTCTGTGCAGGTGTGCGGAATCTCGCGGAGCTTCCTGACGTTGTCCTCCCACCCAACGAAGCGCTCGATGTAGGCTGGCGTGATGCCAAGCTGTTTTGCAAACGCCTTGTCGTAGCGTACGGGAGGTGCGCCAAGGAATCCAACGAGAAGCTGGGAAGCGAAAGACGCCCAGCCAAGCTGATACCCGCAGCCAAGCAGCGCCGACTTTGCAGACTGTCTAAGGTCTGGATGACTCTCTTTTGAAAGGCCGGGTATGTTGAACATCTGAGCGCCGAAAGCGGCATAAGCGTCACTGCCAGAGCGGAAGATGTCGAGCAAATCTTCGTAATCCGCAAGCCACGCGAGTACTCGCGGTTCAATTTGCGAAAGGTCCCCAACGACAAGCTGGTGCCCCACCGGTGCCATGATTGCTTTGCGTAAGAACGAACCTCGCTTGAGGTTTTGCATGTTGATTGCTGAACCCTTGGCGGCAGTCCAACGGCCCGTTGCTGCGCCGTAGTAGCTAAGAGGAACCGGGAGCGGCCCCCTGCCTGAGATGTCAAGGAACCTCTGCGCTCTCGTACGCTCAGCTGTGGACTTAACGCGCAGACGCGCCTCACAAAGAAGGGCGACGTCTTCACGATCCCCGTTGAGCATCGCTTGAAATAGCGCGTCATTTTTTGCAAAAGCAAACGCCTCCTTCCCGGTTGTCTTGCTGACTTTTGTAGGGGGTGTAACGCCCATGGTAGTGAGGACTTGCGCAAACTTATCATTCGACGCAAGTGCAGACTCCTCGATGCCCAGCTTTTGTAAAAGACCTTCACGCTTTTCTCCTTCTTCGCTCAGCGCTTTGATGAGCATCTCCCGGTCCAACTCCAGCATGGCGTTGGTGTACATCTTGAGCGTCATGTCAATGAGGCGCAGCTCCTTGGCCGGGTAGCCCTTGACGAGCCGCAGGAAAATCTGCTCACACAACCATGTGTCGTGGCAGCAGTAGTCAGCCAGCTCCTCTTCAACGTGCGCAGGCAGCTTGTCCAAGATGTTCTCAGACGGTGTCAGCCCCTTGCCCTTGGGCGGCAGGCCGAATGCTTGAGCCAGCCTCTCAAGGCTGTTGCCAACCTCAACACCACGCATGGCACGGCCCATCGACAGTGTGTCGAAGATGAAC